AACAATCGCATAAAAAACGTCGATTGTTAAATTTTTAACAATCGCATAAAAAACGTCGATTGTTAAATTTTTAACAATCGCATAAAAACGTCCAATAACTCGGACGTATAAAATCTCTATCCCGAGCGCAACAAAAGTCCATGTTAATCTGTACCCTGATATGGTACAATAAGTGTGGGAGATAACTTCCATCTCCTAATTTAGACGCTTCAACACAACACAAAACAAAGGAGTATTCATCATGCGTAAGTATTCTATCACCCGCCGTTCTATCGTCACCACTGCTACCGTCAAGGCCGTCAACCTGAACACCTTTGAGGTGGTTGATATGACTGCCACTCTTGAGGGTGCATTCGCTGACAACTCTGCCGCACTCAAGGCCGTTCAGAAGGTCTGGGAAAATGACGAGTTCAACCCCGTTGCCGTTACCAGCCTGTCTTGCAAGGTCAAGACTTATGGTATGAGCGCCAGTCAGTGGTTTGACAACGCTGATGTTATCGATGAAACCGATATCACCCCCGAGGAAGCGGCCCAGTTCGGCAAGCGTCAGAAGAAATCTGACGAGAACGCACAGTAAGTTTATCCACCCGACAAACACATAACAAGTAAGGAGTATCACTATGAATATCATCAACAAGTCCGCTAACGTTGCATCTTCCTTTGACCTTTACAAGCTGGTTCAGTCCCCTGAGCGCAAGAAGTTGACCGATATCAAGGGCCAGAACATCACGCTTGACAAGTGGGTTCTGTACACTGAGCCTGACAAGGACGGCAAGGAGATGAAACTGCTGGCACTGACTACCGCTGACGGCTCTGCCTACTGCACCAACTCTGCAACGTTCTGCCGCTCCTTTGAGAGCGCTGTCGCAATGTTCGCCCAGTTCGGCGAAGAGTTCCACGAGATTCAGGTAACCACCGGCACGTCCAAGAACGGTCGTGATTATATCGACTGTGTTGTCGTCGGCTAATCACCAGCACGAATAACAACTAATTAAGAAGAAAGGCGAAGTTCTTCTTAAATAAAATCACTTACAGTATCCCGGCTGGTGGCCAAATCACTGGCCGGGATTCTTCTATAAAGGAGATGAACAAATTATGAATCATCGCCAACAAGTAGCCGCTATGCACGCTAGAGAGCTGGCAAAGGCCAAACAGCAGTTGTTGCTCAAGGTGAATCAGTATATTCAGGAAGTGCGGGCATATGGTGGCAATGCTGAGGTAGTGCCACAGTTACAGCGTCTTATAAGTCTTGGTAGTTATCGGTTGCGTGATGTGCAAAAAATGCGACAGATTGCTAGTGACCCTAAAAAAGTACAGGATTATGTTTATGCAGTCAACGCCAGTGGTGAGCCTATTTCTGGTGAGAAGGCGGCTGAACGGTATGCTAGATACGCAACAAGCCCTATTTATAGAGAACCAGCAAAAGAAGTTGATATGATGGTTGACAACGTTGCAACCACAGTTGAACAGACGTTTGTTGATTTGAATGCTTATCAGCAATTCGAGAGTTTCTTGCATGATGTGTTATCATCACCAGAGAACACTATTGGGGATAGCTGGTGGAATATTGCGCACCCTGACTGGGATTCACTCGGTTATAGAGGTGACAGGAACTATGGCAAGGGTGAAATGGTGAAGCATAACATGGACAACATTTTGGAAATGCGTTCTGCCCTGAAAAACCTTATAGAAAAAGATGGTGTACATGAAGCGGCTAAGAGAATAGCTGATAACTATGCTAAGTTGCAAGAAGCATCTATTATAGCATCTATTGGTTATAAAGAAGCGGCTGGTAGTGCAATTCAAGATGTACTATTGATTTTGTTGCCGTCAGATAGACAGCCCGACAATATCAGACACAGAATGAGTGATCTGCAAGATGTGTACGAGGGCCAATACGACTATAACGATTATGGAGAATGATATCTAATGTCACGTTCCGAAAAGTGGCGAACTTTCAGTGCTGACTTTGAGACAACAGTTGAAGAGAATACGAGACAACAGACAGCGACTGAGGTGTGGAGTGCCGCTAGTGTTGAACTGTGGACTGAGGACGTTATGGTTTTCCATTCCATTGGTGAGCTGTATGAGTATTATGTATCACTGAACGAGAACATTGTGGTATACTTCCACAATCTCAAATTTGATGGAAACTTCTGGTTGTCGTATCTACTATATGACCTCAAATTCAAGCAAGCCTTTGACCCAGCACCAGACCAGAAAGGCGGCAAGTTCAAAAAGAACTGGGAAATGCCTGACAGGTCGTTCAAATACGTTATTTCAGATATGGGCCAATGGTACACTATGACTATCAAAGTGAATGGGCACTACATTGAACTTAAAGACAGTCTTAAACTACTGCCATTCAGCCTGAAACAAATTGGTATCAGTTTCAAGACCAAACACCAGAAACTAGATATGGAGTATAAAGGGCACAGATACGCTGGTTGCCCTATCTCTCAAGAAGAACTAAAGTACATTGCAAATGACGTTCTAGTTATTAAAGAAGCACTTGAATTTATGTTCTCAGAGGGCCACAAGAAATTGACAATTGGTTCGTGCTGTTTGGACGAGTTCAAGAAGGGTCACACAGTCGTAGACGATTACAGCACGCTGTTCCCAGACCTGTACAAAATACCACTTGACCCAGAAGTTTATGGTTCTAGCACAGCTGGTGAATGGATTCACAAATCGTACAAAGGCGGTTGGTGCTATCTGGTCAAGGGCAAAGAGTGCAAGGAGTATAGGAATGGTGTTACAGCAGATGTGAACAGTCTGTATCCCTCTGTAATGCACTCTGAATCTGGCTCAGATTATCCTATTGGCAAGCCTAAGTTCATTCATGTTGAAGCAAACGAAGGCGATATCTGGGACGCATACAATTGTCCTATTAAATATGACCCGTTCTGGTTTCAGCCGACAGAAAAGCCTAAAAAGCTGTGGGAATACGGAAAGTTCTATTTCTTCCGCATTAAGACACGGTTCTATCTGAAACCCGGTAAGTTACCTTTTGTACAGATTAAAGGCTCTTGGATGTACAAAGGAACAGAAGCACTGGAAAGCTCAGATATTGTTGGCAAAGACGGTATTCCACGTTCCGAATACTATGATATTGACGGTAATTTACATGACACACGAGTTGAGCTTACATTAACACAGACAGATTTCATTCTACTGCGTGAACACTACAATCTAGTTGATTATGAACTACTTGATTACTGTGAGTTTGATTCAACTATTGGCCTGTTTGACGAGTATATTGACAAGTATGCCGCAATCAAAAAGACAAGCAAAGGCGCTATGAGACAACTTGCAAAACTATTTCTAAACAACTTATACGGAAAAATGGCATCTAGCATGAACAGCTCTTTCAAAGTTGCATTTGAAAAAGATGATGGTTCTGTTGGATTCTACGAGGTGGACGAAAATGACAAAAAACCCGGATACATTCCAGTTGGTTCAGCTATCACTAGTTATGCCCGCAACTTTACCATTCGTGCAGCTCAACAAAATTATTACGGAAAGGACAAGCCCGGATTTATCTACGCCGACACAGACAGTATACACTGTGACCTGCCGCCTGAGCAGTTAAAAGGCATTACGGTGCACCCATCAAATTTCTGCTGTTGGAAGCTAGAATCGAGCTGGGATATCGGCTGGTTTGTACGACAAAAGACGTACATTGAGCACGTTGTAGCCGAGGACTTAGAGCCGATAGAGAACCCTTACTACAATATTAAATGTGCAGGAATGCCAAAAAAGTGCAAAGACCTGTTTGCAGAATCCTTTGACAACAAAGTTGCAGAGGACATTGAGAACGGCATAAATCCAAGAAATGAGGAACAACCGCTATCTGATTCTAAACTTACGCCAGAAGAGATTGCATTTCTTAGTAAGACAAGAACATTCAAAGATTTTAAGACAGGCTTAACAGTTCCCGGTAAACTACTTCCCAGAAGAATTAAAGGCGGTGTGTTGCTGGTTGATACTGATTTTACAATGAGGTGATATAATGACTATTGAAGAATTTTACCAGTCTTGCCAGAACTGTGGCTGGAAAACCGAGTTTGAGCTGTGGAGTTTCTTCACGCTCCTGTATCGTGGGCGGTTTGACCCCATGAAGAACCAGTTCAGAAACCTTCATGTGGGCACGTTTGAGGTTCGTAAAGGCAAAGTAAGAATCCAAGTTAGGGAGTGCGTAAGATGATTACACTAGAGGAACTTTGGTATGCGTGGTGTGACATTGACGAGCACACCGAAGTGCACCTTGCCTTTGACGGTGAGGACGAGTTTGACACATTCAAGTTCAGTGAGCGTGACAAGTGGCGGCGATATGATAAGAGCATTGTTAAAATATTTGCCGCTATTCAGCCTGATGGGCAGTTCCTTGCTACCAGAGGTGCATTTGACAAAGTTATGATTATTCTGAAAGGGTGATACTATGATAGAGTTGCATAAAATTTGTGACCATTCCTATGACCAGCGTACAGGCGGCTGTGACTGTGTTAGTTGCAAATACCACATCAAGCACTATCAGCCTGAGCCTAAAGACTGGTTTATCTTCCACAAGGTGACAGCGGTAAACGCTGGTGAGTGCTTACAGCAAGGGGGAACTCAGAATGGGTAATGGGATTATCCCTGATGCAAAAGGAGCGGCAGAAGAAAAGCTCAAAAAGAAGCACCTGTTAATCCGTATACCCGGAGAGAACTATGACAGAAAATGCCTGTCTAAAGATTCCCTTATGTATGTTGCCTATTCTCTGAACAGAGAGTATGTGCATCTGCCGGGCATCAACGATGGTGCAATCAAAGTTTCATCTCTGTCCAATGATATGCTGAGGTCTAAAGTTTTCATGTACCATATTGACACCAATAAGACGTTCACAGCAATCATTGCTGGTTCTGGGTTTACACTGTGGTACACTAAAGAAAAGGAGAATAAAAAGTGAGCGAAGTTATCGTGTTTGCAATTGCGGCATCCTATTCTATTTATATCACTGTGTGCAGATACAAGTATAAACTTGACAAGTCGGTGTACATTTGTGATGCATTGTTGATTCTTGCGGCTCTTTTGTCATTGAGGTGGTAATATGGCTTTGCCTTATGATTAACACAATCCATAAATAAAAACAAACCCCTCAAGTCGAACCTAACGGAACGGCAAGAGGGGTTTTCTATATCCTGTCTCTGAGGTGCACCAAAGCGCATTGCAGATACGAAACTACATAGCGGACGGTTCATCGCCGTTGCAAAACCCGCTTGTATCGGTGGTACTGTCTCAGAGGGATAAGTTAATTCGCTACGCTCATGCGACATAAGTGTGCGCATAGCGCAGATTTGTTTTGTTCACTTCGTGAACGTGTCTTAGTAAGACAGCGCTTTCAAAATAACTTCTTTGCATTGCAAGTTCTTAAACCGGAAAGCGCCACGGTCGAAGAAATACCGCATCTGGTCTGTGAACACTTTGTACGCATTGAGCATAACATAGTTCACTCTGTGGTCGTCTGTTGTAACAGCCAGCTTGAACTTGTAAGTTAAGTCTGGTTTATCATCACAGTAAATAACACCTGTGTCTGGGAACTCTCTCAGGCCGTATTCCTTGTTCATGTAGCGAATAGTGCCCAAGTAACGAGAAGCACCAGTAGGGCGTTCAATGAATGCAGAGCTGTCGTTCAGGTACACAGCTTGTGTCAAATACACGTCGTAGGTGTCACCACTGAACGCACTGTTAAAAGCAGATTCAGCCTGAGCCTTAGAAGCGGCATCGACATATCCCTGTTCCAGCACCCATCCAACGCCACGCAGAAAGTTTACGTTGTCATTCAGCCGTGAGCTGATATTCATTGCAACATAGTAAGGATTCAGCAGGGTAACAGGGTTAGAAAGCATATACACAGGCACATAACGAGATTGAGCGCCCTGTCCACGAGCAACAGAAGTATGGATAGAACGGAACTTCTTTACCTCATCTGAGCAATAATGGTTTGTCTCGCTCTGGAACTCGTCCATGAGCATTCGTGTTGTATCTGAGAAAAAATGAGAATACTTCTTAATCTGGTCTGCCGCATTGATACTTACAGCATAACCACAGGGAACTCCGTCAAGAAACAATTCATGGTAAATGCCAGCGGCCCTGCGCTGAGAGGCCATTGCGTGTCCCTGATAGAACAGAACGCCGATATCCTTAAAGAATTTGTCAGCGCATCCATCAAGTTCATAGTTGAACCTATACAGCAACATGAACTTCTCTTTGTAGTTGATAAAACGCTTGATGCAATATCGGTTAAACCAAGTAGTTTTACCGCCAGAACGGTTGGTGGTACACATATAAATCTCTGGTTTGTTGCCGTTCGTGTCCATCAAAGACAGTAGCTTTGTACCGTCATAGAAGTCATCCATTGTCTCAGCTCCTTTTTAGGAATTATTCCTATTTGTTCCATGTGGAACATTTTCTCTCTAAAATAATTATATCATACATACTTCCATTTTTCAACTACCTATGGTATAATAATTATAGAAGCTAGACCGGAAAGGGGGTGAGCTTATGAGTACCGTCTGTTCCGTTCCAGTGGAAGTAAAACTTGCTTTGGCCTTTATGGTGATTGACGTTTTCACCGGAGTGTTGAAAGCTATCAAAAACAAAGAGTTGAACTCCACAAAGGCAAGGGAAGGAATTTACAAGAAAGCCAGTTTTATCTTGTTCATTGCTTTCGGCTATCTCGCTGATTATGCTATGGACTATGTGAACATGGGTTTCAATTTACCTGCCGCCGTAACTATCTGCACTCTGATTATCGTCACGGAAGCTATTTCTGTGCTTGAGAATCTGGGTCATATTAACCCCGACTTGGTTAAACTGGTTGCACCGTTCCTGTCTGCACTGAACAAGAAAGAAGAGGGTGAGCATATTGAACACTAAATCATATTATGTTTTCGACTACACCCTCAACCCTGATGAACAGTTGTCTCCGCACTTCAAAGCACATGAGTTCCGCTGTTCTGACTTATCCCGTGTCATTGTGCTAAACAAAGCACTTATTGAACTTCTTGAAATTATCCGCAACCACTACAACAAACCGCTTATTATCAATTCTGGATACCGCACAGTAGCTTACAACAGTTCACTCAAAAATTCCAGTTCTAAATCACAGCACATGTTCGGCAACGCCGCAGATATTTATATCTCTGGTGTTTCGCCACTCAAGCTGTACTCGTGGCTTAATTCTAAATACCCTAATTCGCTTGGACTTGGTATTTATGATTCCTTTGTTCATGTGGATGTAAGAGAGGGAAAGTCGCGATGGGACTATCGCACTAACAAATAATTGATAGGAGCAAATTATGGAGCTTGCCGATTTCAATGCCAGGACACAGGAGCTTATCAAGTACTTGGGAGATAACGCAGACCAAGGCGAAGTAACCAACATCTTGGCAGAACTGACCACTGGTTTTAGCGAAGAGGTTGCCGCAAAAGCGACTGCCCTTCGTAACGTTGATGAACTTACTGCAAAGAATGCGAAGCTGAAAGAGGACAACATGAATCTCTTCCTTCGTGTTACTGTACCGGAAGAACAGCTCAAAAACCCTGTTCGCCCGGAAGAGGACAAAGACCCCATCAACCGCCTGTTTACCAATGGCCGACTTAACCTCAAGGGCTGATTTGCGAAGCAAATCTTTACCAAACCATTATTCATCTCCCGCACGAGCGGAAGCGAGTTATGGCTAAACATTTAGAAAGGATAGTGACAAACTATGGCAACTGCTATCGACATTGTGAACGCCGTCATTGAGACCAGTTCCACTCTGAAAGACAACATCCCGCTTGCTACCAATGCCACTCTTCAGGCAACTGGTGGCGCTATCATGCAGTACACTCCCTTTATGAATGAGTTCATCAATGGTCTGGTGAACCGCATTCTGTTTCAGGAAGCGCACAACATGACCTATGACAACCCCCTTCGCATTTTCAAGGGTGTTGATATCCCCTACGGCACTGACGTGCAGGACAACATTGCGAACCCTGCTGTTGCTACTCCCTACGACAGCTCTGCAATGAGTGACGTTCTGTCTCCTGCTTCTCCTGATATTAAGACCGTGTACTACCGCCGCAACCGGCAGGACAAGTACAAGGTTACTGTCTATGATGCCGTGCTGGCTGGCGCTTTCACCAACGCCGATACCTTCAACAACTTCGTCTCGATGATTCTGAACACCCTGACCAGTGGTGACAATATCGACGAGTTCTCGCTGATGAAGGGTGTTGTTGGTCAGGCTATCAACGATGACAACATCAACAAAACCACTCTGGACGCTGGTGCTGACCACCGGGCCTTTGCTGAAACCCTTGTCACCAACCTGCGTGCCAAGTACCTTCAGTTCCAGTTCCCCTCTACCAAGTACAACTGCTATCAGAAGATGGCTACCGCTAAGGGTATTGCAAATGCAACCCCCCTGACTACTTGGACTTCTCCCGACCGTATCAGCGTTCTTGTTCGTGCTGACGTTGCCGCCTTTACTGACGTTGAGGTTCTGGCAAAGGCATTCAACATGAGCAAGGCTGAGTTCCTTGGCCGTCAGGTGATGGTTGACAGCTTTGGTGATACCGGTGATGCCGCTAAGACGCTGGCAGTCATCGCAGACAACACCTTCCTGCGCACCCACGACAACCGCTTCCAGATGGCCGAAACCCCGTACAATGCAAGCACTCTGAGCCGCACCTACTTCCTGCATCACTGGGAGACTATGGCTTGCAGTCCGTTTGCTAATGCGTGGGCATTCACTGAAAAGTAATCTTCACAACGTAACTGCTCCATAATTTTCTCTCTTACGGTAGCTGGTTGAGCTTTAGACCAGTGAGGGCGGGACAGGGGCAAGAGAGGTACAAATTATGTTTACACCAACAACTGCTTTAAGGCTACTCGGCACTCCACTAGAGAGTGATTACAGAAACACGCTGTGGTTTCCTAACCGAGAAGCACAAACTGCCTATTTCTTAGGTAAAACGATTAAGACCTACGAGAACTTCCAGTACATTAAAAAGAATAACACTATTGTTGTGGACGGAGAAGTGGACTTGCTGTATAACTGCAACTACATCATGTACCAGAACAACAACTTTACCAATAAATGGTTCTATGCCTTCATTAATAGAATCGAGTGGGCAAGCAACAGTTCCGTCAGACTATACGTCAGCACAGACGTTATACAGACTTGGTTCTTCGATATCACATACTATGACAGCTATGTTGATAGATGCCACAGTGATACTGACGTTGCTGGTGACAATATCGTGCCCGAAGATTTCAGCAGTTCTTCTGGCATGGGTTATTTTCAGGTTGGCAGTCAAGACATGACACCAGATTTTATCACAGTGTTTGCAACATCTTCTCCGACTGGCGCTCCCAATAACGGCACTCTTGAAAATGGAATTTTCAGTGGTGCTGGAAAGCTAATTTCACTGAGCATTTCAAACATTGCCACTCTTAAAGACCACTTAGATAACTATGTTAAACAGGGAACTGCAACTGCTGTTTCTAGGATTCAGCAATCGCCGTTGAACCGTCCAAAATCAGTAAGTTTTGCTAAACACCCAGACCACTTAGACTGCATATCAAGCACTGGAATAGCAACATACATTCCAAGCAATAAAAAACTATTATCAGGAGCATTTCTGACAGCTTATGTTCAGATGTATGGTCAAGAAATGACGTTCAATCCTGAGGGAATTAACGGCTCTAATATTAGTTTACAAATTGGAGTAGACGAAACATCCGGCACTGTCGGTGTTATTGTAAACAATTATAGTAACAACAACATAGCCGCTTTAGCTTTAACAGCTGTAATTCCTGAAAGCACTTGGGCATACAACCAATACAAAAATGACTTCAATCTTCACGCTGGAAGTAATGCAATCTATAACAGGAGAGCTAGTATTGAGCGCTCTACTGCTAGAAACACTGCCGCTCTTAAGACTGCAATTGCAGGTGTTGAAGCGGCAGGAACAACCGCCAGTCAGTTCAGCACTTTTAATTTATCTCGTCTTGCCCTTGGTGGCGTTGGCGGCGCTATTGGCGGAGCACTAAATTCAGCATCTTCTATTGCTCAAGCTGGAATGAATGTATACGAAACAGCACAGCAACAAAAAATATACGATTACGGTGTTGACGATATTTCACAAGACCTTACTTACATAACTGAAAGCATGACAGCCCCCGCCGTTGGTGGTGTCGCTTCTAGTAATATCTATCTTGCAACAGGTAAAACAGCTTTGTCCTACGGTTTCAAAGTACCACCGCTTGATATCGTTAAACGTTGTGACAAATTCCTAACCGTCTATGGCTACAAACAGAGCGAATACAGAGCAATCAACCTTCATGCTAGAGCAAGCTGGACTTACATCAAAACCAATGGCTTGAATGCCAGCGGTAACTTCCCAGACGATGATATGAACATTATCAAGCGTGCATTCAATAACGGCATATTCTTCTGGGTTTACACTGCAACATACGGAAACTTTGGACAAAACAATGCTATTGTGTAAGGTGGTGATTATATGGCAAACTCAGCGGCAGAAACGCTAAAAGAATTTAAATCTGCGTCAACTGCCAGCAATGCTGTATACGCTACCTTAAAAGTGCAGTATACTGGTTCATGGATGGACGATATTCAGCAAATTTCAACAATGTGCGGCGTACCTGTCCAAACTCTATTACAGCTGAACCCTTGGCTGACTTCCAATAACTTTGTTGCCAATAACCATGACTATATAACAATCAAAGTAACTGCTGGTTCGCCAAGAACTGGTGGCAGTAATGCACAAAATAACGTTACTGGTTTTTACAGTACTGATGAATGGTTTCATCCGCTAGGTGTTGGAACTTGGTATTGCACTACTGCTTTCAGTGCTTCTCACTCTGCTATTGACCTTACTACTGGAACACCAGGTCAGATTGCTGGAAAACCTATCTACGCTGTAAAAGCTGGCACAGTTGTACAAAGCTATTCTTCAGATTCATGGGGAAACACCGTTCTAGTTCGTCACGATGATACAACGGACGCTTCCGGCAATTGCTACTATACACGTTATGCCCACATGGAAAAGATTGGCCCATCTACCGGAACTAAAGTTTCACAAGGTGTCCAACTTGGTACAGTAGGCAACACAGGAAAATCTACCGGATATCACCTTCACTTCCAGATTTACTTTACTTCTGCAACTCGTACAGACTACACTAACTTTGATGGTGGCAAAGTGAGCCACACTTTTAGTGTAAATCCTAACGATATCAAAGACTTCCCCGGCATTCCTTACACAGAAAACCATTACAGCCAAGTTGAGATGCACAAAAGCCCTTACGTTACTGATGCTGATATCAAAGTGATACAAGGTGCGGCATCTGAGGACGGCACTGTTACGGAATCTCAGTTCAACGAAACAGTAAATGGAATAGCTGACAGAATCATTGCCGCAAAGAACATTGGCCCTTCCAGTGAGTTGGCAAAACTTATTAAAGACTACGTTAAAGCACAGTTGGACGGTATCAAAGCAAATGCCGCTGGCTATGCTACTGATATTCTCACTACTGGTGATTTCAGCGGAGTTCTTAACAAGTTCTGCTCTGACGTTGTAAACAATTCCATCTGGTACGTTGAAAACAAGATAAACAACCTGCTTCAATATGCTATCTCAGTTGGACAACAAGCCGCACAGAATGAAATTAACCAAGCAAAATCACAGCTAAAAGACTGGATTGTAGACGTTACTAAGATTGACCGCAACTCTGAACTAGGCGTGCACACTCTGAATCTACTTGATTCTTATGTTGACACTATTGTTGCGAACGGTTGGCAAGCCGTTACTACTGCACTAACAACAGGTGATGTAAAACTAGCCACTGGTCAATTCTTGGAAGTAACCAAGAGACAGTCAATAGACTATGTTTGTGAACTTGGTTCTCATGCGCTAGCAAATGCAATTACTTCCTACATTGGTTCTCATTCACAAAGCACAGAACTTAACCAGATTGCCGCAGACTTAATACCCGGCATCATCAACACTATGTGCCAGTCGATTGGCGGTGTTATGAAAGGCGATATATCTATTGAACAAGCGGCTAAAAACGTTCTGGTTCAAGTTGTATCAACAGTCGCTAGCACAGTTGTTCAAAAATATCTGGTTCCAGTCGTATCTAACTGGGTTGTTACTGGTTTAACTAATCTTGCAATTAACATCGCTGGATCACAGATAGGCGGGCAAATAGGTGCTGTTATTGCTGGCCCTGTCGGCTATGTTGTCGGCGCTCTCGCCACTGCTGGTGTTAGCTGGCTTATCAACTCTATATTCGGTTAAGAGGTGATTCAAATGTACAATTACGATAACGAACTAGCAGACAAAGAAGCATCCCATGCCGCTTACGCTGACTACTACTATCGTCTTAAATCTCTGGCTTGCACAATGTTTAAGTGGGAAGGACTACCTGACAGTGTGAATGAACGATATCTTGAATATTGCCTGTTCACCTACGGTAAAGCTGTTTTCTTCAACCATGCAACCCGTGGCTATATGTGCCTGAATGGTGCACTTCGTGGAATCAACTTCTACAATGAGCCTATGTATATCAGGCCTATCAGCCCTGTGGAAACGTTCCCCGAATACGATATGAAGGACTGTGTACTTATCAGAAACACCCCCGATATGTACCCAACTTTCCTTACTACTATACGTTACACACGGGACTTGTACGATATCGACCAGACTATCAAAGTCAACATCGGCGCTCAGAAAACTCCTGTCCTTATTCTTACTGACACCAAGCAGAAACAGACCGCACAGGCTGTATATCAAAAGTACACTGGCAACAATCCTGTTATCTACGGAATGAAAGGCACGTTTGACCCGAACAGTTTCATGGTTCTCCGCACAGATGCACCGTTCGTTGCTGGTCAGTTACAGGATATCAAGATTACGAAATACAACGAGTACCTGGCTTTCCTTGGTATCGGCATGGCAGACTTCAAACGTGAACGGCGAGTAACTGACGAGGTTGAACAGTTTGACCTGCAAGCAAATGCTCTGGCTTACATTGGCCTGTCCCAACGTAAACACGCTTGCAAACTTATCAATAATATGTTTGGCCTGAACGTTTCTGTTCGTCTGGCAAATCATCCGTATATCACTGACGGTGACAAGTACAGCAAAACTGCTTCTACTATCTCCTATGTAAAAGCTCGTGCTGGTGGTGATAATGGGGGTGAGGAATAATGGCAACGTATACCATTGAACTAGGCAAACTGCTTACTCTCGATGGGTTCAACATTGGCATGAAAGATTACCCACTGCCATCTTTTCTCCATTCTGCTGGCGATATGCAAGCGTGGAGAGAAGCACTGAACCAGAAAATCATTAACCACTACTATTTCAACGAGATTTGCTGTCTGCCGCCTGAGAGATTCAAGTTCTTCCTGAACAACACTCTTAACGAGAAAATGCCTTACTTCAATATGCTATATGATGCTATGGCCGAGAAGTGGCAGTTCTACACTGGCGGCACTCTCACTGAGGTTGTCAAAGCTGACGGTACTAGTTCTGATAACGGTACGAAAACTGGTACTGATGTACTTGCTAGGTCTGGTATTGATACCACTGTCAATAGCAGTACCCAAAACAATTCTCATAACGATTACACCCTCAATATTAATTCTGACACTCCTGCTCAGATGCTCAACATCGAGAGTGATATCGCAAATAACACCTACGCTTCCTCTGCTAACAAAAATAAAAATAACGGAACTAACACAGGTAACAGCACCAGCACAGATACCACCACTTATAACAGCAAAGAAACAACCACACTCGATGAACACACCACAGCAGACAGACAGCACAATGACAACCGGAACAGAACCGTGTCTGGCTTGAACAACAAGTCCTACGCAGAACTGTTCAAAGAATACTCTGAATCTGTACGCAATCTGGATTTAGAGGTTATCGACAGTTTGAAAGATTGCTTCATGGGAATTTTGTAAAGGAGTAAAACTATGGTCAACTTCATTAAGTCTGCTGACAGCAGCATCAAAATCAATGAAGATGTTTCCTACCTGCTGAACGATGCACTGCACGTCAATGCCGTGTTCACCGCTTCCGATATTGTCAACAAAAACGACCCTGTACTGCGTGTGAACCTGCCCAACGTTGGCGCACACGCAGAGATTAACTGGTACAAAACCAGCTCTGACTTTGCTCCCACTGCCGCAACCGTTAAGAACACCACCAGCAAGGTGGATGGTCTGCACAACATCACTATCCAGCTGGGTGCGGATACTGCTGCTGAGCAGGAGTACCACATTGAGGGCTGGATTGAACTGCCCTGAAAAGGGGTGATATTTATGGATTTAGTCTCGCTGGCTAAATTCCTGAGCGCCCTGCTTCAGTGGGTGCTCGACTACTTCCATCTGTAAAGGGGGTGTCACTATGCCACTTACTACTCTTACTCCGTTACCATTCCTTCCTATTCCAGGCAAGTTTGACCTGAACACTTTCCTTCCGGGTTCTAGTGACTATGAGATTCTAGCACGAGTTGTGGAAACCTACAACAGCGCTGTGAAACAGTTCAATGAAATTATCACATTCTACTCTCAAATCGACAAGCTAGAAGAAAAATTACAGAAACAGATGGAAGACTTTGAAAACAAAGTCAACGCCGAGAACGAAGCATTTAGAGCTAATATCAATGCAAAAATTGAACAGCTTGACAAAACCGTGCAGGAATGCTATAATGAGATTCAGAAACTCACTAACGGTGACTATATCGAAACTTATGTGCAGGCTCTTGCAACGTGGATTGACAACAACTTACAAGTGATGGTTTCCAAGATTGTAAAATATGTGTGGTTCGAGGTTGACGAGAACGGCTACTTTATTGCTTGGATTCCTAACACCTGGGACTTCATTGACTTTGACACAGACATGAACCCTGATTCTGAGGACTATGGCAAACTTGCTTTGCTATGGGAACCGGAAGTTGTACAGTAACTTTGACGTGTGATAGGCACTATTCAATCCTATCGGGAGGGTGAACCGGGTGTTCTGGTTCAACGGGTGGACAGTTTATTTAATGAAAGGGGTTTCTAATATGGCTATTAAGAAGTATATTGGTGCTCGTTATGCCCCTAAATTCATGGGGGCTTGGAATAAGGAGAGCGAATACGCCGCTCTGAGCGTGGTGTATGCCAATGAACAGAGCTATGTCAGCCGCAAAACTGTTCCTGCAAACACTGAGATTACCAATACTGAGTTCTGGATTAAGAGCGCAGACTGGAATGCTCAGGTGACACAGTACAATCAGAACGTGGAACGGTATGAAGCAGAAGTGCTGAAATACGCTGAAACCGTAAACAGCCTTGTTGGCAAAACTGTGTACACCTACAATACCAAAGATGACATGGTCGCAGACAACCGTGTACAGCTCAATGACACACTTATGACTTGCGGATATGCTGAAGTCAACGACAAGAGGGGAAGTTTCTACAAAGCTGTTGCTTCTACTAGTGCAAAAGCTATTGCGCTTCAAAATGGCCTTTATGCTAAGCCGTTTGAGCTAGCTGATTTCATTCAAAACTACGTCACGCCAGAAGATTTCGGTGCCGTTGGCGATGGCATTACTGATGACACAGTTGCTATTAACAAAGCGCTTGAACACAGCAATGTACTGAACATGAATGCCAAAACATACCTTGTCAGCGCAGACCCAGAAACAGCTATCGCAATTAATGCAAATAACAAAACTATCAATGGCAATGGCGCAACAATCAAAATTAAACCAGTTTCAGACGAATACTACAAAATCATTTACGCCGAAGGCGATACTAGAATCTCTAATCTGACCATCATCGGAGAACGTGACGAACACATTGGAACAAGTGGCGAATGGGGAATGGGTATAAGCCTCGCTAATTCTAACTATGCAAATATCGAAAATGTCACCGTTAAAAATTGCTGGGGAGATGGAATCTACATTGGTTCCAAAAACAACGATACCGGCGAAAACGGGTGCGCTAATATAACAATCACTAATTGCATAATCGACAACAATAGAAGAAACGGTATTTCTATCATCAACTGTAACAAATTTATTATTGACGGATGCACAATTTCTAACACTAATGGGACGGATCCACAGAGCGGCATTGACATTGAACGCAATTATGATAATGAAATCACAAACGGGACAATAAAAAATTGCACATTCATCGACAATCATTTCAGTCACATCTTACAAGAAAATAGTAGCAATACCAACACAATTGAAAATTGCACCTTCATAAGCAAAAATGAAGACGCCGCCAGTGACATTACCTGCACTAGCGAAAAACTCAACGTTATTAACTGCTTATCAAATCCCAGTAAACGAGCAACTTTGTATTGCAATAACGGTAACATTGACTGCTTTAATCACATCACTGCCGATTCTAACACGGATCATGCCGATAGCTATGATAGCTTTATTTACGCAAAAAACGGCGGTACTATCAATGCGCATAACTGCTTTGCAAAATCGCACAACGAGAAGTGGCGCGGTATGTATCTTGACGCTGGAGAAGTAAATATCTATAATAGCACTATTCCTCAAGACCGATACCATGAAAAAGCCGCTGTCATCAGCGGATGTAATCCGTTTACCTTAACCGTAAGTTTAACCCTAAACGCGTACGTCTTTCCAGGCGATATTATTACGACTAGAGCCCTCACACTCACCCTTAACCTAGCAGGTCTGTCTCCAAACACTTTCACACTGTACAATAAAGGAAGTGGACAAGTAACACTGGCTGGTGATATCACTGACACTGTTCAGCCTTACAGCACAGTAACACTTTACTGGGACGGTAATGCACT